TGGCCACGACCACCTCTTTTTTTCGCTCACTATTGCACACATGCTGCACACACTGCACATTTTCAGGCTAAAGATTAACCATGGGAAAATATATTTGGACACCAGAAGAAAAGGCACAGGTGCGAACTCTAAGAGATCGCGGCTTGTCATGGCGTGCGATACAAGCTGAGACAGGAATCCCGCAGAGCACGTGCAGAAATATTTATAAAGCCGGCCCGCAGGTGGACAGCATACAGCCTGCTGATATCACTCCCGGACAAAGCACACCACAGCCACAGATCCCACAGACACCCAGCAGCAGCCCGACAGATCCGATCGCTTTTAGACACGCCAAGCTGTCCGAGCTTGAGTCTGACATTATGCAGACCAGACAGCGCGGACAAATGCAAGTGTTACCAACTCTGCACCGGCTGCATATCAATTTACACGATGAGATCAGACATTTGAGAGAAGAACAGCAGGATACAGATGATATGTCACCAGACGATCTGTTAGCTAGTATCGTGGCCGCTGTGCATAGCCTGCCGCCACTCTTGAAACATCAGCTTGATAAGCAGCTACAGGCTCATAATGTTGTCAAGCTGCACACAGTAAAAGAGGGATCAGCATGACACTAGCTGCGCTGCATAAGCTAGCCAAAGGCCTGCAGGGTGTGGCGTGTGCAGATCCTCTGCGCTTCTGGTCACCTACTCCAGTACAGGAGCGATATTTAAAAGACGAAAGCAAGATAAAGCTGTTGAGAGGTGGCAACCAGATCGGAAAATCTGTGTGTGGTAGTGTGGAGGCTATCAGCTACTGTCTAGGCAAACATCCATTTTTAAAAACGCGCCCGCCACCCGTCGAAGTGTGGGTTATTTGTCATAGTTGGGAGCAGAGCCGGATCATTCAAAAAAAGATCTATGATCTGATACCCCCCGCCACGCTACACAGAAGCGTAGAGTTTTCTACTGGTAAAGGATTTAGGGGCACAGGTGCCCCCGTTGTCAGGTTTGATAATGGATCGATCATGCGGATTAAAACCACTAATCAGGGGACACTAGGTCTAGCTTCTGGTACTGTTGATTATGTCTGGGTAGATGAGCCACCCCCGCCAGATGTCCTGAATGAGCTACTAGGCCGATTAGTCCGCACGCGGGGCCGGATGGGGATCACCATGACACCGATCGGCATACCGTGTGACCACATAAAACAGCTTGTAGAGTCTGGCACTATATCTGATCACCCTGCACCGCTAAACCTCGAAAATGTAACACCAGCAGGATGTGAAGCTCTCATGACACAGGGGGAGATCGATGATGTGGCGGCAGCTTATCTGCCGATCGATCGGGCTGCGCGTATGGAGGGAAGCTGGGAGGCTGGCATTCCAGAGGGCCGAATATTTGAGCACTTTAAAGAAGAACTAATATCTGATGTGGCGGCACAGACTAAGGGATCTCAGTGGGTATTTGCGATCGGTATAGACCACGGATCACAAGTAAATTCTGAGGTAGCTTTATTGGTGGCCGTGGATACATCTGAGATGAAAAAAAACGGTAAGCCGTATGTGTATGTCATAGACGAGTACACAGCAGGAGCTAGCTCTGCAGAAGTGCACGCACGCGGGATCATAACTATGATCAGGCGAAACAAGCTGGAACTAAAGCAGATCAGATACTGGATCGGGGATCGCTCACATGGTGGTGATAAATACGGTGGGCGCATGTCAAATAATATGCTCACCGCTGCCATGTGCCATGTGCTGGGCTATCCGCGTGGCCGTCTGCCGTTCGCTATTCGCATGGCACATAAACCAGCGTATAGTGTTTATTATGGCTGTCAGGCACTACATGAGCTTATGGCTCTCAGCCGTTTTCAGATACATCCAAAATGTGAACGGACGATCAAAAGTCTAAAATTTTGGAGCATGACACGGACGGGCCGGCTGGATGTTATGTCAGAATGGAAACACCTAATTGACGCTCTCAGGTATGCAACCATGCCGATCATAGATCAGCAATACAGAGCACCAAAAACCGCTAAATTCAGCTTGAGGAATTAATGAAAACATACAGTTATGGCATACCAGCTAAACCTGCAGCCTCTGACATGTACACACAGCGCAGGTGGGAACACAGCGCACTGAGGAGAAGACTTTTAATTGGTGATTGGGTGCAAGATCTAGAGAATACTTTAGCGCAACACATACCCAGTGACAGGCGCAGCGCGTGGGGTGTATCAGATCTATCGTCTAACATTTTCAAATCTTCTGTTGAAGCTCTCAGTGCTCTGTACAATGATCAGCCCGCGATCGGTCTGCCAACAGGATCACCAGACGCATCTGTGCTGCTGGGATCTGGTGGGTATCTGGATCGAGCTGGCCTGTGGCCACTCATGCAGCGGCTACAGGCTATGTGTCTGGGCATGCGTGAAATGTTTATTAGGATCGATGTCAATAGCTCCGCAGATGGTCTGCTATTTCGACCTGTCACACCTGATATGATATTTGCACGTGCTCCCGCTGGTGATCCTATGAGGCCAGATTATCTGTACGAGCTACGCCTGCGACACACAAAAACCGGTGATCAGGTTTGGACGGCTGATGTTTTCGACATCCGCGATCCACAGAATCCGATCTACAGGGTGCAGGAGGTGGGCGCAGACGGTGAGCTTGGTGCAGATGTTACCGGTGAGTATCTAGAGCAGAGCAATTACAGCGGGGCCGCGTATCCGTACAGGCGCACAGACGGATCCCCTGTGATCCCGTATTCGCTGTATCATGCATCTATGACAGGTCATTTATTCAGCCCGTACGATCTCAGTGAAGCTGTCTATGGCAGCTTGACCAGTGCGTGTTTGTATACATTCGCAGTCCATGTGCTGCGCGACTGCAGCCACCCACAGCGATATGTAGCGGGTCTACAGCCTGCGGGGCTGTCTGTGTATGATACAGACCTGACAGCCCGCAGAGCTTCAATAGCGACTGATCCCGCGTCTATTCTGGTATTCCAGATCGACACAGAGATCGCAGGCGTAGGGCAGCCAATGATCGGCCAGTTTCAGGCGGGCGCGGATCCTGTCTCAGTGCTGGAGAGTGTGACAACATACGAGAGACGGATCGGCCAGATTATGGGGATCGATCCGTCTGATGTGCAAAAAATGACAGGTGATCCGCGATCTGGATATGCGATATCAATAAGTAGATCTAGCAAACGAGACGCGCAGAGAAAATACGCACCTATGTTTCGATATGGCGATCTGCAGACCATAGAGCTAGCTGCTGTGATGGCTAATCGGTTTTTGGGGCAGAGCTTTCCAGAGTCTGGATACACGATCGAGTATCAAGCGATCCCGCTGTCACCAGAGGAACAAAAAGCACAGCGTCAAGATCTCATCGAAAAACTAGACAGTGGACTGATGACACCTATTGACGCTGTAAAAGATTTGCATGTAAACATGACCGATTTAGAAGCTGCAGAGTATCTGAGAGACATACGCAGACAGCGTGCAGAATTTGGATTTTAAACAGGAGAAAACAGACCATGACAACGAAAATAATTGAGGGTGTCGAGTACATCGAAAAAACAGCAGTAGATCAGATAGTCAGCAGCAGACTAACCAAGCTGGCTGAGAAACTGCGCACATCTGAAGAGACAGCGGCCACGCTTAAAGCTCAGATAGAACAGAACGCCAGCAGGATAACAGAAGCAGAAGCCATGACAGGCACAGTGGCCGATCTGCGCGCACAGCTTGAGGGTGCCAATTCAAGGTATGATCGCCACAGCACGATCGCCCAGACAGGCATAACAGATCCCGATCTGCGTGATGCTGTGGAGTGGGCATTTGATAGAGCACAGCAGAACATACCAAAGAAAGATCGAACCTCGATCGGGGATTGGTTGCAGGGCCACATGGCTGCACCTGAGAGCGCGCCAGCTGTCCTGCGTCCACATCTGCAGGCACTGACAGCCACAGCACAGCCAGCAGCAGCACAGCCGGCCACAGCACAGGCACAGGCGGCACAGGGCATGATCGAAGCTACAGTGTCCCCACAGATGGCGCAGGCGATACAGGCACCAAGCTCAAATGCATCTGTGGTACATGCACCAGACGCAGCTACATCTGCAGACATACTGCGCAGAGCTTCAAGTGACTACGAATTTTATAGAGCCAACCGCGAGCTTGTACAGCAGCACGCGCGGAAAGCTATGGGCCTACAGACACCCACAAAATTTTGATCCTGCGTACTATCACACACACAACACACAACAATTTTAAAATTTGAGAGGTTATAACCATGGCAATTATCGATCTATCCGGTACAAACGAGTACCCCGCAGTGAGTACCACAGCTTCTGTAGGCACCACACAACAAGAGATCACACTACCAGACACAGCGCGCACCGTGTCTGCTGGAGGCAATGCCGCGATCTGGCTGGTGCTGGACAGCGTGG